TGTCGTATATGCCGACTGTACCAATCACGATACCTTCAGCGAAGGCAACAACAAGCTTACCACGGAAGTCAGCAATGCCTCTGATTAGTGTCGAACCACGCAGCGATGAGCCAACGTCAACATATGTTGCATCATTGGGGGCGGGGTCGCCATAGAACGTGCCGCTTGTATCTTTCGCAGAGATATGCACCCGTGTTGGATTAACCGGATCACCTGAGATAATTAGATAGCGGTTGCACACCGTGACATACTTGCCGATCGGCGTGTTGATATTACTACCAGTAGCTTGGTCCGCTAGATATTCAACAGATAGATCATTGCGAACTAGCAGAGGCTTATCGATGCCGTTGCAGATGATCAATTCATTATTGAAGATCGCAAACGAGCAGAAGTCTGTCGTAGACCAGCCTGCAGGAGCACCCGGAAGCGCAGCAGCAATTACCGAGTCAAAGATCCGTGTCGTCGACTTATCTGCGGCTACAGCCAGAATTTCACCATTTGATGCAACAGCGATCAGATTAGCCTGAAAATATGTAGCATTGACTAGCGCATTACCGCTCGATGTGGTATAATCGTTGATATCTACGTGAAACTCTGTGCCAAATCGAACGCGATTAGCGTTAGCTCCGTCATATCTGATGTTATCCAATCTACGGCTGTACTTACGAGCGAGATTTAGATCATCATCTAATGTGTTTAAGCCCCCAGAGAAGTCCCTGAGGGTTGCACTTTGTAGCACCTGTGTTGTCTTGATCTTATCTAATTGACTGCGCATCAGACTTCAAACCAGTCATTAGGAATGTACGGCTGCGCTCTATCAATCTGCACAGGAGCCTGTTGATCTGCCGCATAAGCATTATCGAATGCAGCTTGATACAAGTTCTGTAACTTATTGATCTGTCCAGGGTTAGCACCGTCATCTACCGCATATTGCCATGCAGCGTGATAGATCAAGCACCAAGCATCAAACGGGATGGTGTCTGTATTGGCGAATGTGATGCTAGGATATTGCCGACCGACGACAACAATGTCACCTGTTGCGGTAACAGGGATAATCTTAAACAACTTAGTAGCTGTTGCATCCGCCATGTAATGCAGAGGTGAGTCGCCTGTGTATCTAGCAGGATTCTGCATCAGGTTTAACGCAGTTATCTTGCGATCCGAGCCTTCAGGAAAGATCGAATAGATATCACCGAATTCTCTAAAGGTAGTCGTCACATTCCCAGTCACTCGACCTGTAGAACCGTCAAGAGTGTATGTCTGATATGTGAGGAACCGCTTCCACTTGATCGTCTTATGCGCAAAGTGGAAATCGAAGGCAGCTTCTAGCTTCTGAGCGAGCAAATCCTTCGCGTAAACTTGAACAGAGATACCGGCGACTTGGCCCAATTCTCTCTCTGTACGAGTGATCAGATCATTAAGCGTCTTGTCAACCATCTATATCTCCTTATAGATACGGCGGCGATGCTAGAGGAACACCGCCGCCGCACTATCACTATGCCCAACAAAGGGACGGATTAGGCATAGTAATGAGCCAGACCGTGCAGACCGCCATTGCCGCTCGAATTCAGACGCCCATCAGCAATGAACGTAGCCGAAATATAAGTCGAGCCGTCAAGAGTAGTATTCGGGTCGTAAGTGCCGCGAGGATCGGTCGTAGTCGCAGTAGCCGGATCAGTTTGGCTAGGCGAAACGAAGGTCCCCAGAGTAGCCACACGCGCACCAGCAGCCTGTTCAGACAGAACATTGCTCATGCGGAACGGCAGACCGAGCTTGTCGGTAGTACCCAGGTTGATAGTCCGACTGGAAGTACCCGACCACGAGACGAGATCGATGTACTTGAACGCTTTCACGCCAACAACGGGAGTAGTACCGTTCAGCGTGAAGGTTTCCGCCATAGGTTGACCGAGATAGTCACGACCTTTGACAGTTACAGTCGAAGTCGCAGCACCGTCAGCCACAACTTGCAGACAACGGCCGAAGCCAGGACCGACCGGGAACTCAGCAGCAATAGCTGACACAACCGGATCAGTGTTGTCTTGCAGGAACGTGGTAGTAGAACCTGCAGAGGCAATCGACTGAGCCGAGAGAATGTTAGCAGCTGCAGCAACCGCAACCGGACCAAATTCTACGACGTGAGGCGCATTATGGACGCACGCAGCGGAGTAGCCCATGGCCGGAACGTAACGGTTAACCTTGCGGGGCAGATAAGTGTTAATTCTACGCATCTATTTAGCCCTTAGCTTTCGCTTCTTTGATGTCATCATCAGTTAAGTGAAACTCGTCGGCATCATCTTGCGCAGATTCAAAACCCTCTACAGCACCGCTACCGAAGTCGTATGGATCACCGCCAACGTCAACAACGTCACCAGTATCAATATCAACCATGCGGGGACGCAGATGATAACCAAGTCTCTTGAGTTCAGCGTAGTCAACCCGGATCGAGTGACCACGCGGGAAATACACCATGTACATTTCCTTGACCTCTTCGACCATCTTCTGTTCGAGAGACTTGGTTTCCTTGTCCATGATGCACTTGTTCACATGCACCGTTACTTTGCGTGGACCAACAGTCCTATACGCAGCCTTGATGCGTCGCTGTGCCATGATACTGTCCCTTATTGGTTAATAAGCACCGCGTGAGTGCGGTAAGCTTTCCACAGGCAGAGCTGACCCTGCCAAACAACACGCGAACCGGAGGCATCGGTATCCCACGGAGAGGACAGCGACTTGACCTTCATGTTCACACCGCGCAGCATATGCAGACGCAGATACTTGCTGTTGATGAAGTACGCCTTGTTAGCGGAGCAGTCTTCGTCATACAGCAGCGGAATGCCCTGGTGAGCAAGACCGCCGAAGCCAAGATCCATCATCTTCTTGCCGCCCTGAGTATCAGAGAGGTTAATGACGATCTTGTCGCGAACAGCAGCGCGGTAGTTACGCAGGATATTCCGACCGACCAGAATCAGGTCCGGCTTGTCACCCTTCAGCGTCAGATCGAGCAGAATGTCGTCAAACGCTTCTTCGATGTTGGTCGGATCAAGCGCACCGTCGAAGTCATAGGCACTGGTGCGCCATTGAGTTTCGGTAGCACGGTTAATACCGCCGAGAGTGCCGGTAGTCGGATCATCCGGGATCATCGCAGCGAGGCCATACGGATCAGTACCGCCGCCAGCCGCATACAGATACTCGGAGAACTTCTCCTTGAACGACTCGTCGAGAACGTCGAGCTTCGCCTTCATCAACTTGAAGATGGAAGCTTCACCCTTGTTCTCGTCTTCTTCCTGATCGGAGATAATAGCCGTGCCGACGACGCGAGCCCAGCGATATTCAACAGTCGTGAATTCGTTAGTTTGCGCAACAGGCAGAGTATCGTAATACTCCATCGAAGTGACGTTCGGGTTACGACCAACAGTCAGAGGATTGGTGATATTGTAACCACCATCTTCGTACTCAACGCGGTCGTTAGCAAAAGCCCACGCCACCAGCGCATTCGACTTCACCGACGCCATGATCAGACGACGACGAGAACGAGTGAGAGTAGCAGCTAGGACAGTAGAAAGAGCAGACATCTTTTCTATCCAAGATTAGATTTTGAAGCCCGCGTCACGCATAGCAGCCTTAATGATATCTTCGGTGCTTTCGGAATACGCAGGCTTATTCAATGGGGTTCTTTCATCAAAATCGACACCAGGAGCGACACGGCCATTCAACATCGGAGGTTGTCCTTGTTGCGGCTGCTGATGTTGCTGCTGCGGTTGACGATTTTGGGCATTAACTTGCGGACCTAAAGGCTGTGTCCAGTCGAGACCACGCTCGATGACTTGTTCTTTAAGTCGGAAATAGATGTCGCTCAGTGAAGCCTGAGGGTGCTGTGCGCTGATTGCCGCAATTGCATCTTCGTGGATGCGGGCATCAGGGAACTGGCCAAAGAACTGATCTACTTCTGCAGCAGCTTCGGCCTCAAAATCGCGTACTTGAGTTTGACTGTTACCTTGAACCGTTCTGATTGCGTCAGTGACGATGTTCTTGATAACAGAGGTGTCTATCCCAGCAGCGATGTTATCAATAGAGTAACCCCCAGCAGTGGCTTCTGCAAGCAGTTTCTTCAAGGTATCGACGGGGTTATTACGCAGGTCCTTAAACAGGCGCAGCGCATTACCGATATCTTGAGGGTTTTCTACATTCAGTTGCTGAATAACAGCTTCATTCGCAGCATTCTTAGTGCGAAGTTCGTTTAACTGTGTATTGAGAGAGTCTCTTTCACGAGCAATCATATCCCGCTGTTGTTCAGCAAGCTGCTTTTGCTCATAGAAACGACGCTCTTTGCCTCCCTTGATCACTTCACCATTGGGAAGGGTTAGATCCTTGGGACCAGAAGACTTCTGTGCTTCTTCTTTTTTCCCTTGTTGTTCTCCAGTGTTAACGTCGCTGCTGCTGCTATCTTGTTTAGCAACTGGCTGTTCCTGACCACTTTGCTTCTGCTCTGTGCTCGGTTCTTGCTGTTGCGTAGCAGCACCTTGTTGGGACTCAGCAGTGTTCGTGTCACCAGCGTTCTCCTGTGTAACGTCAACACCAGCTTCTTGCATATGCTTATCAAGGAAGTCGAATTCACCCGGCATGGATTACCTCTATTTACTGCGGGGGTTGTTGGAGTTGTTCCAGTACAGTCTTTAATGCCTCTTCCGCTGGAACACCGGAGGACATTAACTGCGCAAGAGCCTGTTTAGCTTCTGGCGGTAGTTTCTCGATTACAGCTTGCAGGTCTTGCGGATTAACTGGTTGTTCACCTTGTACCTGACCTTGCGGCTGTTGTTGGTTGGGATCAGCAGGAGCGGGTTGCTGCATACTTTGCTTAATGGCATCCCAGTCTTCCTGTTCAATCACGATCTCATCGAATGCACGTTCAAACACACGCATGACGACAATGCCGATCGCAGGGCTGCTCTTAGAGAATTGACCAAGCACCTGACCAACGCGGAGAGCCTGTTCCTGCTTGTTCTTGCTTGTTGGCTTATCAGTAGATCCACCGATCACTCTGAGAGCGAGCATAGAACGCAGTTGCTTCGGATCAGTGATTTGCTTCCAGTGTTGACCTAAGTCTTCACCGATAAGCTCAATCACTTCTTCCTTAGTCATCAAACGGCAGCACAGTTGGATCAACTTCCACGCAACGCGGCCGAGCCAATCTTCAATCTGGTCAATTCTCTCGTCAACGCGGATGTCAACATTCTTCTGGTAGAAATTGATAGCCTCATTCGTGGTATTCGTCTTGAACTGTGCACCACGTTGAGCATCATTTGTGCCAGTGATACGATTGATCGCAGCAAAAGACGAATCTGTGCTTAATAGCTCAGGATAAGCCATCGCAGGCGGGACCACAGTCTTAATGTGATCCTCGATCTTCTCGCCTTCTGCAATGTCAATGCCTTTAGCTGTGCCATCAGGACCATTGAGAACGAGATTCACGTCATCTTGTGTGATCTTGTTCTTATTGAAGATGACATTACGTCGAGCCCACTTACGAGCTTTGTTCACAGTACTATTGATATCATTGATCGTGTCTTGTTGATCAAGATAGTAAGTCACTTCACCTTTTGGCTGCGAATTCTCAAAGCTCTCGTGGAACCACAGATTGTCATACGGGAAGAACTCAAGCAGCTTTAACGGATCATCCCAGACCCATAGCGGCCAAGACCAATCATTGTCAGCGTACATGAACACGCGACGTGTAGTCTTATCCCAGATATACCACACCTTAGTGTAGCAAGCCTTATCGAACGAAGCTTGGTTCTTGTAGCCGTATGAAGTGAACTCAGGCTTCTCATTAGCGAACAGACTGAAGTCAGCATCAGATGTGCCCTCAGTCGTAGTCATGCCAAGTTTCAATACATGTGTAGGTTCATACACACTGCGATATTCTTCGCTACATTCCTCGCCGACTTCCTTAGCATACACAGCTTTAAGGTAGCTTGTAGGAAGGAAGTCATATTCCATCATCCACAAAGCATCGCTGTTATCTGGTTCAGTCGCAGTTGTATCTACGAACACACGGAACGCAGGAATGATGCGTAACTTCGGTCCACCCGGCTCTAAAATATTGACCTTCTCGATTAACGCAGTGATCTCACCTTCAAGTTCCTTCGTCTCGTGAGCGT